GTATGAAGAACCTTTGAAGAAAAATGCTGGTTTGGATATCTATGAAGAACCAATCAAGGATCATAATTATTTGATTACAGTTGACGTTGCTCGTGGTTTAGGTAATGATTACTCTGCGTTCATAGTTTTTGATATTACTAAGTTTCCATATAGAGCAGTTGCGAAATATCGAAATAATGAAATTAAACCGATGTTATTTCCAAACATTATATATGATGTAGCAAGGGGATATAATCAAGCGTTTCTATTGGTGGAAGTAAATGATATTGGAGATCAAGTAGCGAGTATTCTTCAATATGATTTAGAGTATGATAATTTACTGATGGCATCAATGAGAGGTCGAAATGGTCAGATAGTTGGTCAAGGATTCTCTGGTAAAAAGTCACAATTAGGTGTTCGTACGACTGCTGCTGTCAAAAAACTAGGTTGTTCAAATCTAAAAACATTATTGGAAGATGATAAGATATTAGTTAATGACTATGATATTATTTCAGAGTTGACAACTTTTGCTCAGAAAGCAAACTCCTTCGAAGCAGAGGAGGGTTGTAATGATGACTTAGCAATGTGTCTTGTCATATTTGCATGGTTAGTCGCACAAGATTATTTTAAAGAGATGACTGACAATGATGTAAGAAAGAGAATATATGAAGAACAAAAAAACCAGATTGAGCAAGACATGGCACCCTTTGGGTTTATTGCTGATGGATTAGATGATAATGTTTTTGTTGACAATGAAGGTGATCGATGGTATGCTGATGAGTATGGGGATCGATCCTATATGTGGGATTACAGATAATATGAAAGAAACTGAAAGTATGATTACAGTCTACGAAGAACACATTAAAACTCTTGAAAAGGAAAATAAAAGTTTAAAGATGCAGATTGATTTTCTTAAGGAACAGTTGGCATATAAAACATTTGGGAAACCAAATTTAAATGAAAAGAGTTGATGGAATTCGACGATCAGTTAAAATTAGGACACTTACTACTCAATGACAGAAAATGTAGAGTTTGTGGTGAAGAGAAAAATTTAATAGAAGGATTTTATAGATCCAGAAAAGGGAGAGGTGCTACAGCATCATCATATTCATATGAATGTAAAGTATGCACTATCAAAAGAATTGTCGAAACTCGAAAGAAGAGAGCACCTTTTGTAGATTGGCAGTATCCTGATTGGTAGTGTTCATGTAATGTTTCCCCAATCAAAAAGGTCATTTTAATAAATAATTTTAACATATTTCGAGATTCGGAGAATAAAAGATGCCAGTAAATTTAGCATCTCCTGGAATTGTAGTTAGAGAAGTTGATTTAACTATCGGCAGAGTAGATTCTGCTACTGACAAGAATGCTGCAATTGTAGGACCTTTTGAAAAAGGACCTGTTAACATTCCAATAATAATTGAGAGTGAGCAGGATTTGATTGATAATTTTGGTAAACCACATAGCACAGACAATCAAGTTGAGTATTGGATGGTAGCAGCATCATACTTAGCATATGGTGGAGTATTGAGTGTTGTTCGAGCAGCAGACAATGACATGAAGAATGCTGTTGGAGTTGGAACTACTGCTGGTGATGCTGTAGTAATTAACAGTGTAGATGATTATATTAATAAAGGATATGATGAAGATACTTTAGCAGGACCAGTTGTCGCAGCAAGAAATCCTGGTACATGGGCGAACGGATTAAAAGTTGCGATCATAGACTCTTTTGCTGATCAAGTTTTAACAATAGGTAGCACTACAGGGATAGAAGTTGGATTTGGAATTACCCAAACAGCAAGTGGAACATTACCAGGTGCTGGATCAACAACAACTCTTGATGGAGAATTTAAAGGTATTATCACTGGAGTTGGACTTGCTGCTGGATTAAGCACCAATCAAATTGCTGTTAAATTCTTATCATACACACCAACTGGTCAACCTGAAATTGAAAAAGATTATCAAGCATCAGGAATTTACAAACTTGGAATAAGCACTTCAACTACTATTAGGAACAATAGTGGTGTTGCCACTGGTATTGTTTCAATATCTTCTGCAGTAGACTGGTTTGATTCTCAAACAATCACAACTACAAATGGAGTTCCAATAAGTTGGAATCAGATAGCAGATAGACCAGGAACTTCAGCATACGCAGCAGCAAGAAACTCAAGATTTGATGAGGTACATGTTGTTGTAATTGATGATGATGGAGACATCAGTGGAAACGCAGGAACAATTCTTGAAAAGAATTTAAATCTATCAAAAGCAAAAGACGCTGAGTTTTCTGCTGGATCTACTTCATACTGGAGAAAGTTCCTACTTAATGCTTCTAACACTATCTTTGGACTAGGAGGACCTGCTTCTCCTGTACCAACAGCGTTTAAGAGCACTGGACATGGTTTTGTAAAAGAAACTGATGTAGCATGGGATCAGAACGCACAGAATATAAAGTTTGCTGCAAATGGCAACGTAGGATATTCTTTGAAGTATGGTACAAACTACGGTGGAAAAACTGGCATAGCAACAGATGGAGCTTTAACAGCAACTTTAGGAAATCTATCTAATGGATACGGTTTATTTGAAAATGTTGAAGAGTTTGATATTGATTTCCTACTTATGGGATCAGGATCAAAAGGTAGAACTACAACACAGGCACTAGCAAATAAATTAATCTCAATCGCTGAGATTAGAAAAGATGCAGTGGCATTTATATCACCTGATAAATCAACATTCATAACTGGTTCAACTTTAAATTCATCAGCAGATATTACTAACAATGTATTGGACTTCTTTGCTCCAATTACATCGTCAACATACGCTGTATTTGACAGTGGATATAAGTATATGTTTGATAGATTTGGAAATACCTTTAGGTATATTCCTCTAAATGGTGATATCGCAGGAACATGTGCGAGAAATGACATCAATAACTTCCCATGGTTCTCACCAGCGGGAACAGCGAGAGGTGCTATTTTAAACGCAGTTAAACTTGGATACAATCCAACACAAATACAAAGAGATAAACTCTATACAAATAGAATTAATCCAGTAATATTCTCACCTGGAGCAGGAATTGTCCTATTCGGTGACAAGACTGGATTTGGAAAATCATCGGCATTTGATCGTATCAATGTTCGTAGACTATTCATTTTCATTGAAAATGCGATTGAAGCAGCAGCAAAAGATCAATTGTTTGAATTTAACGATGAGATCACAAGGACTAACTTTGTGAACATTGTTGAACCTTTCTTACGTGATGTTCAAGCGAAGAGAGGTATTACAGATTTCAGAGTTGTTTGTGATGAGACAAATAACACTGCTGCTGTTATAGATAACAATGAATTTATAGCAGACATCTTTATCAAACCTGCAAGGTCAATTAACTTCATTGGTCTTACATTTGTCGCCACTAGAACTGGCATCTCATTTGAAGAAGTAATCGGTACAGTTTAACTAAAGGTATAGAAAACTATGGCAACCCAATTTAATAAACCACCGTTAAGGACTATCACTGGGTTTAAAAGCAAATTAGCTGGTGGTGGAACTAGACCGAATCTATTCGAGGTGGAAATCGCTTTTCCTAATGAAACAGCAATTGACAATGACACTAAGGAAAAATCAAGATTCTTAATTAAGGCAGCTGCCTTACCTGCTTCAAACATCACACCAATTGATGTTAACTTTAGAGGTAGGATCTTAAAAATTGCAGGTGATAGAACATTCGACACATGGACAGTTACTGTTCTAAATGATGTTGACTTCTCAATTCGTTCTGCTTTTGAAAAATGGATGAATCTTATTAATAAGATGGAAGATAACACAGGAGAGCAAGATCCTGCAGTTTATCAACCAGATGCTTATGTTCATCAATTAGATCGTGATGGTTCAACACTTAGAACTTATAAGTTCCATGATGTATTCCCAACTCAGGTAAGTCAGATAGATCTTTCATACGAAACTACTGATGCGATTGAAGAATTCACAGTTGAATTCCAAGTTCAGTGGTGGGAAGCACTTAAAGGCGTAGGTGCTAACGCTGGCGGTGAAGATATTAACTAAAATGTCTAAATAGTGCTATAATAAAGATAAGAAAAAAATTATACTATGCCTAAACTTTTTGGTTTCTCTATTGATGATTCGGACAGCAAACCCGATTCAGTGGTCTCACCCGTTCCTCAATCCAATGAGGACGGGGTTGATTATTATATTCAATCTGGATTTTATGGTCAATATGTAGATATTGAAGGTGTATTCAGAACTGAATATGATCTAATCAAAAGATATAGAGAAATGGCATTACATCCAGAATGTGATGGTGCAATCGAAGACGTTGTAAACGAAGCAATTGTTAGTGATTTATATGATTCTCCTGTTGAGATTGAATTATCAAATGTAAACGCAAGTGATAAAGTTAAAGATACAATAAGAAAAGAATTTAGAGGTATCAAAGAGATGATGGACTTTGATAAAAAGTCCCATGAAATTTTTAGAAACTGGTATGTTGATGGTAGATTATTTTATCTAAAAGTAATTGATACAAAAAGTCCTGAAGATGGAATTCAAGAGATCAGATATATTGATCCAATGAAGATGAAGTTTATTCGTCAAGAGAAAAAGAAGAATAAAAATATGGGTGGAGTTGATCTCCAAAACGTATTCAAGGGAAGTGAAAAAGAGTTATATCCAGAAATTGAGGAGTATTATGTATACACACCAAAACCAAATTATCCAGCAGGATCATTAGGTGGAACAGCAAATACTAAATCATCAATCAAAATTGCAAAAGATTCAATCACATATGTGACATCTGGTTTGTTTGATCGTAATAAAGGAACTTGTTTATCATATCTACATAAAGCAATCAAGGCACTTAATCAACTAAGAATGATTGAAGATAGTCTTGTAATTTACAGATTATCAAGAGCACCAGAAAGAAGAATATTTTATATTGATGTTGGTAATCTTCCAAAGGTAAAAGCAGAGCAATATCTTCGTGATGTTATGATGAGATATCGTAACAAATTAGTTTATGATGCTAATACTGGTGAAGTTCGTGATGACAGAAAATTCATGTCAATGATGGAAGATTTCTGGTT